GGATCGCACTGCCAGCCTCACGGGACAACTGCCCGATGAAGCGCGGGACGATCTGGGAGTATTCGATGCCGCCCTGCGACGTCGCCTTCTCCAGCGTGAGCGCCACCTTCGCCCGGAAGTGGGCGACAGGGAGCCTCGTGACGAACGGCGCGACGGTCTTGAGACTGCCGGGACCAGCCGACACGATCACAGGGAACGCCTCGCCCTCCTGCAAGATCGCCATGACGCGACTCTCCTTGCAGCGACGGCCGAAACCGCCGCGACCACTACCGTCCTTGTTCCACGGCAGCTTGTTCCAGTCGTAGAGCCGGTCGCCAATGCGACACGCCTCCAAGGCGACCGGATCAATGTCTCCGAGGTCATCGCTGACACGCTCGGCGGTGCGCAGGTCGTAGGACACCAGCACCGGCGGCTTGCCCTTCTGGATGTCCTCGCCGCCCCACAGGACGCCACGCTGACCGTAGTAGACGAGGATGCCTTCGATGGCCTTCGTCTCCACCTCGTTGTTGCCAGAGTCGAGATACACCCAAGTCTTCCCGCCTCCCGCTGGCGTCTTCACGCGCACCAGCGCCGACAGGTCGAAGCCACGCCCCTGCGTGTTCGCCTCGATGGCCTCCGCGATGTCGCTGTCCGGCGTAAGTGCCGGGAACAGCGTCACATCGACGTCTGGCACACGCGACAGCGAAGTGCTGCCCGTCGCCGTCGTCATCGCCGTACTTGAACCTTTCGCCATAACCTCTGCCCTTTGCTTCTGAAACCCAAACAATCAGCCGCCGTCAGAGCGCTCTGCTCCGAAGTTGCGACTCCACGAACTCCGTGACCAACCCATCGAACGCGGTTCCGGCGACGAACGAGCCGCCCTTCTCGCGCCCACGTGCCTTCGCCTTCTCTGCGAGCCACGCCTTGAGCGTGGCCGTGGCGACGGTCGTGATTTCCTCTGCAATGCCTTCCTTCTTCGCCGCTTCCAGCACCTTCTCACGCTGACCCGCGTTGACCGACAGCCTCAGCGACTCCTGCATCCACCACGTTCGACCGGCGACCTTGCAGCCGTCGAGGCCGCTGGCCCCCAGAGACTCAAGGGCAAGACGCTCCATCCGCTCAAGCGTCTCGTTGGCGACCTTGAGGGACGCCTCGGCCGCAGCCTTGGCGTCGCGCAGCCTTGCCACTTCGGCCAGAAGGTCGCACAGTTCGACCGGCACTACATCGTCTCCCACGCTCATTTCAGTTGTCCTCCGGGTTGATCGCCGCGAATTGAACCACCGCCTGCCAATCGATCGTGCTGCGGAGTGCCGTCGCCATCGCGGCACGCGTGAACTCGTGCATCTCGGCCATGCACTTGCGAAGCTCCTCGCAGACGCGGTGCTTGAGCCGTGCTGCGACACGCGTGATGTCCAGCCCCTCGTCGAGCAGCACCCGGATGTCGCCGCACACTCGCGGGTTCGCCCGGATCATCTTCGCCATGGCTCGCGTCTCGGCGTTCATGACAACGTCTCCAACTAGAATCATGCCACCGCCTCCCTTCGGCTTTGCAGTCGTGCCATCACGGACGAAACAACGTCGCTTTTGGTCGTGAGCGCCCGGTACACCGCCTCGTCGATCGTGTCGCGGGCGACGAGGTGGTAGTAGTGACAGCAGTTCGACTGCTGCCCCGGTCGCCGGATGCGGCGCAGAGCCTGCTCGTAGACTCCGGGGGACCAATCGACGCTGTAGAACACCGCGTGCGCGGCCCTCGTCAGGTCGATACCCTCCGCACCGGCCCGAATCTGAACACCAACGACGTCCGTCTTGCCGTCCTGCCACTCTGCCAAGGTCTTCTCTCGGCCGCTGACTTCGCTGTACCGCCGTCCCGTCTCGCGGCACAGCGCCTCGATTTCGCGGGCATCAGACGAGAACACGTAGAACACCACGAGTGGCTCTGCTCGGTCGAAGTCGTCGAGCCAATCCCGCAGCGCCTGCCGCTTGGCGGGCATCCCGTCGATGAGCGTTGCCGACTCAGACTCGTCGACTCGTGCATACCCGCTCGTCGCCTGCCGCAGCCGTGTCGTGCGGGCGAGCGGGTTCGCACACGTGACGAACCCTGACGCGACTTCTGCGACCAACTCCTCCTCCAGCGTGTCGTAGAACCGCCGCGTCGCTGGTGACAGGTCCACCGTGATTCGCTGGTGCGTCTCCTCTGGCAGATCGAGGACGTCCTCGGTCGCCACCTTCCATATCCACGGATCAGTGATTGCGGCGAACTCCTCCTGGCGGATGTAGCGCTTGACCTGACTCGGGAACATCGGGTTGACCTCGGCAAAACGCGACCGACAGCGAACGTATGACGGCCCGAACACCTCTGGCTGGATGAACCGGAACTGCCCATACAGGTCGAGTGGGCCGTTGGGCATCGGCGTCCCGGTGAGTGCCAGCCTGCGGGCAGCCGGCCACTTCGCGGCGAGGGAAGCCAGCCACTTGCTGCACCGCCCCTGAGGCGCCTTCGCCCGGTGAGCCTCGTCGAGGACGAGCCACGCCCAAGGCGTCGCCATGATCGCCTTGCCCAGGTCGCCCTGGTACACGGCGTCGTAGTTCACGATCACCACCAGCGGCACCGGCCCGGCAATCGCCATCGCCTGCTTGAGTCGCTCTGCCCGACGCTTGGTAGGCCCGTGCGTCAGCAGGACCGGCTTCGCCGAGTTGTTCAACACCCCGGTCGCCATGAGGGCGCACAGCGTCTTCCCTCCCCCCATGCCGATCGCAGCCATTGCACCCGGCTTGTCCCCCAGCCAGTCGCAGAATCGCGTCTGGTGCTGGCGGGGGACGTACCCGCCGGCGGATGCCCGCTCGACTGCCTCGGACCACCACTCGCCAACCGCCTGAGGCGTGACCACAAGGATGTGACCCGGTCTTGTCATGGCCTGTCCTCCGCAAACGAGAGCAACTCGGACTCTATGGTTTCCCGGTCGGAGTCGATCCGTTCGGACACCCAAACTTTCAGTTGCGACAAAAGTCGCTCACTGCCAAAAACCTCGCGCCCGTCGAATGAGACGACGCGACAAATCGACCAGTTGATCACATCAACCTCCGGTGGCGTTGGGGGCCACCCGTCTCCGTTGGCCGTGTGCCGGCACCCCGGATCGCCGGGGTGGACGACGTAGTCGATGGACAACTCCAGCGTTACGCAGCCCAGCCCGAGCGTGTCGTCCTCGTCAATCAGCTTCACGTTGGTGTTCAAGCTCAGCCCTCCGTGCCGGCGGTGACGCGGACGTCTTCGCTCGCGGCGGTGAGGCTGGCGACCTCGGCCTTGATCGCGTCGATCTGCCGAGTGACGTCCTCGCGGATCGACAGCAGCTTTTCGCAGATCTTCACAAGCGCCGCTGCCCGGCCGATCAACAGGTCGCCGTAGTGCTTCTTGAGGTAAAGGTCGCCTTGCGGCTTCCCGCGCCAGACGTCGCGGACGACGCTGATGCTCCCCGGAAGATGGCCGACGCAGTCGTACTCAGACAGCCAGTAGTTGACCCCCTTGCTGTGTTCAATCGTGTCCGTGACATGGACCCAAAACAGCCTTGTGCCCGCCTCGACCGCAGTCCCGTAGGTCTCAATCATCCCCAGGATCGCTGCCGCGGCTTCGTCGTCGCCGGCCATCTTCTCGCTCGTTGTGGTCGTTCCTTCGGCCATTGATCTGCCCTTTGCTTGGTTGTGGTGGGAAGTGGAATCCGTTCCAGAAAAAGTGCCAGGGGGGCGGGGGAACGGAGGAAACCCGCCCCCCTGGCGACACGACCGCGGTGGACTAGGCCACGGTCGCCATCTCGCAAGCGGATGCCCAAGCCTTCCGCTTGAAGATGTCGGATGAACCGAACAAGCACGACGCGAACTTGCGCTCAGCCCGCACCGCGCCGGTGCCGGTGACTCGCAACTCGTGGTCGGCCCACTCGCTGGCCGCGTTGTAGGCGGTCCAGACGTTGGACTTGTAGCCGCCCTCGTTCGTGGGCAGGGCGAACCGGTCCCACAGTTGAGTCAGCACCTTCTCGCGGCTCTTGTCAGAGCGGCCGTTGACCAGTCCGCCGAAGTAGTCGGCAACCTGCTGAGTCCCCATCGGCTTTGCCAGCATGGCTCGCGCCGCCGTGGCGAACTCGTCGTGGCTGTTGTTGATCACGCCGAGCAGTTCCTTGGCCTTCTGCACCCGCCGCGACAGCGACCCGGCCGTGTGGAACAGCTTGAGCCCGAGGGGCAGTCCGGCGTCAGTCTTGTTGGTGTCGGACTCGCTGATGGCGAGACGCAGCGTGTTGGCACAGACCACCCGCACGCTCGTCGGAAACAGCCGGACGGCCCCGGTGCCGTCGTGCGAGTTGGTGATGAGGACGTACTTGTCGAGGACGTCGCGGTCGCAGACCTCGATGTGACCCGGCAGCTTGGCGAGCATCCAGACCGTCCGGCCACCGCGGAGCGAACCGCAGGTGTGCCAGATGGCGAGCGACTCTCCAATGACCTCGTCCATCCAGGCGAACGCCTCTCGGTTCTGGAGCGGCTGATACCTCAGGCCGACGGCCCCCAGCGCCGCCCCGGTGTCCATGCGGTAGGTCGCCCGGTGGGTGCCGATCGCCTTGTAGCGGTCAGCGGCTTCCGGCCCGAAGTCGGCCGCGAGAGCAGCGATGCCGACTTCCCAATCCGTGCCGCTGATCCGCAGAGCGTCAACGCTCGTCTGCGCCGCCGACACCACCGTCCCGTAGCCGTGCCAAGCCGGCTCGTAGGCGAACATCGCGGAACCCTGAGCCTGTGTCGTGAAGTCAATCTCGTGAGCCATGATCAGATTCTCCGTTTTGAAGTTTGTATTCCCAAACAATCGAACGCGAAATCATCCAGCGGTGATCGAGCAGTAGTAGTCCACGTTGAGCCACCGCTTCCCCGAACGGACACAGAGCGAGTCGCCCCGCAAGGCCAGCGAATCGACGTTCTTGGCGGTGAACCGAAACGTCCTCATGCCGACGCAGTAGTGGACCGTCAGCCCCTTCTCGCAGGCCGAACGAACCCTAGCCAACCTTGCTTGCATGACCTCACGCTTCTCTGCATCCATCGCCCCGCCCTCCGCTTGAACCCGTCGCCGGTGTCCGCCAGCGATGAACGAAGTCTACCCAATGGTTATCGGCCGTCAATAGGTAATTTGAAAAGGTTTTTCCAGCCAGCGTTTCATGGCTCGGCTGTCACTTGGCGTCGTGGAGTTCGATCCGCAGTTCGATCTCGTTGCACTCCGCGACGTCGTTGCGGCGGTACACCTCCTTGACGTGCTGCTCAGCCCGGTGCCTCAGGTCGAACACGCGGTCCACCTCGCCACGAACGCCATCGACGTAGGGGACGACGGCCCAGCGGCACAGCTTGCCGCCGGGGACTTGAGGGGCGTGTTGGGTTCGCTCTGCGATCCGCTCCAGCATCTTCATCTGCCGCTTGTTGAACATGACCAGTGTCTCCGTTTGGGTGTTTGTGAGGAAGTCCGAACAATCAGAATCCGCAGAACTTGGCTGCAGCGGCCAGCGAGTCGAACCGCAACTGCGCCCCGCTGCTGGCGCATAGGGGGGAGCCGCCGGCGTAGACAGAGAACGGTGCGGACGCCGGCGACCACGGCTCGTTGACGATGGCAAGCAAGGCGCCGTCGCGCTTGCCAAAACTTCGTCCATAGAACACCACAACAGCCTTGCGGCCGTCTCGGTCGCAGGCCGCGGTCGCGCCGACGCAGTAGCCCGTCGTCCGCATCTGGAAGTAGGTCACTCCGTTGTCGCCGTGCAAGTCCATTGTTCTGCTCCGTTTTGTTCGCCGCTCGCCGGTTTCCGCCAGCGATGATCGAATCCTACTAAATGGTTATCGGCCGTCAATAGCGTTTTCTTTCGCCCCACCGAAAACACGCTTGCCCATCGCCCATGCCTCTCCGTTCCATACGTACTCGTTGACCGCGATCTGCCGCATCGGCCAACCGTGCTTTCTCATGTCTCTCACGACCGCCTCAGCGGATGCCATCGGCATCCCTCGCTCTCCGGTCATCTTGTCGACGCCAATGAACTCTGTAGTCCCAACAGCCGGTTTCATGCCCTGCTCTCCACCGTGTCGCTCGCCCTCAATCCGAACCCGCCCGGCAACGCGCCGGGGCGGGTGTGCTTACCCGAACAATCGGTCACTTGGCGGACTGGCGGACCGCCCGCAGCATCTTGATGACGTTCTTCAGCCCCATCTGCTGAGCAAGGAACACGCCGCGGGAGAGGAGCGAGGTGGACTCGCCGTTGCCGACGTTGGAGATGAGGTCGTCGGTCAACTCCGCGATAATCTCGTCCAGAACCTCGACGCTGCCTTCGCAAGAAGTCATCTTGGCGTGGCACCGGACGACGAGGCCCAACTCGTACTCCGCCCGCACCACCGACTCGCCCCACTGGACGGCCTGCGACGGGCAGTAGTTGGCGTTCTTGATGAACTTGACCCTAGCGTCCTCGAAGGCCAACTGATATCCCTGCCGACACATTTCGAGCGCCTTAAGAATCGGCGACTCGGGAGCCGGATCCGCGACCGGCTCGACAGTGACGACCGTCTCCGTAGTCGCGGCGAACTTGCCGCCCTTCTTGATCGCCGCCTGCTTGAGCGCCTCGACTTCGGCAAGACGCTCGGGAGTCTCGCCGCAGTCGGAGATTTCGTTCTCGATGTTGCAGCGTTCGTAGCACTCGGGACACATTTCGACGTTGCCGTTGTCGCCCGTTGAGCGGGTCTTCCGGCCGCACTCGCAGCAGTCGTAGCAGCCACCCTGACCGAACCCGTTGACCTTGCCCATGATCGTGACCTCCGTTTGAACCTCGTCGCCGGTGTCCGCCAGCGATGACCGAAGTCTACCCAATGGTTATCGGCAGTCAATAGGGGCGGGGAAAAGTTTTTTCGGGATTCCGCCGGCGCCAGCGAATCGTGGGGCGGTCAACTGGAGCCGAGCGTTCGCAACGACGCCTCGATGAGCGAGGCCACTGCACGGGCCAGCGGGGAGTCGGTCCCCAACTCCTGGCCGAGCCGCACGAGCGACAAGGCGACGATGATCGTGTCGAAAGACTTCACGCCATCACCTCGACATCTACCGGCCAGACATACGGAAGGTCTGCTGGCTCACGCCAACCGAACTGCCCGTAGTGTCTCGCGTTCTTTCGCAACAGGTTGGAGCGATGACTGGCGTGGAAAGCGTCGTAGCCGATCCAGTTTGGGTACGTCGTCCCCGTGTCATTGACCCCGCAGACCCAGCGGCCGAGACGCTGGTCGAATCGTCCTTGGAGCCACTCGTATGCGCCCTTGAACTGCGACAACAGCGTGTCGCGGTAGCCGCGATTGATCCACTCGCGGCAGACTACGCAGCCGTAGTGTGCCAGGGTCAACTCATGCCCACGCCACATCTTCGCAGCAGGATGATTCCGCCACGAGGACTGCGGCTTGGCTTCGTGCTGGCCGACCGGAACGCCGAGCGCGAGCAGCAGTTGCTTGGCCTCGACTCGCTGCTTTCCGAGTCGCTTCGTATCGAGGCAAGCAGCCGACTTGACGAACTCTGGATATGGGAGAAAGGTCTGCACGTTGTCACCCCACCTTCGCATACGTGTTGAGCCACTGAGTCAATGCCACCTTCGGCCTCGGGACACTCATCGCCCTGACTTCCTCGCTGTCCTGCAGCTTGAGCTTTCGCAGCCGCCGCTGCGCCTTGGCGAACGTCGTGAACCACTCTTGCACGATGCCTGACGGCGTGTCTCCCTCGTGGTAGTGGATGAAGTAGATCGTGTGACACCGGGGTTCCTTGGCTTCTCGCTTCGTGGCCATCGCTCGTCTCTCCGTTCGGGTAGGGGAACAATCAGTCTCGCTGCCGGTATGGACGATGCTTGCCCTCTGTGATCCACGCGGCAAGGTCTTCGATCAAGAAGTCAACGGCTGCTATTCGATCAAGCACCACGCGAAGTTTTCTCTCGCGCGTCACGATCCCGGCGGACGCAAGGTAGACCGCTTGGCGAATGTCCTCGGCCAGAACGTCATGCGGCTGCTTGGCTGGCTTGACATCTAGTGCGTGACCAGACTCGATCGTTTCATTCGCCGTCGCCATCTTGCTTCTCCATGTCGTGCTGGCAGTCAGCCGCGCTTCTTGAGTTGCCGAACCTTGCCGGTGAACGGCTTGCCTTCGATCCACCACTTGCCGTCGCCGTCGCGGTCAACGGCCGCGAGGTCGAGTGCGTCCCACTCGTCTTTCGTGTATGCAGGACCGCCGTCGTCGTGCGGGTCGTACATCACCTTGACTACCCCGCCTTCGGGGAGCGTCAGCGTGTGCGTGGCTTTCCACTCGCGGGTGCTTGAGTCGTTCACGGTTGTTCTCGGTGTTTCGGCATAGGGTTAGGAAGTCCGAACAATCAGCCGTGAGCCTTGATGCAGAAGCGCCGGTCACGCAGTTCCTCGGCAGCGGCCTTGGCAGCAGCGTCGAACGCCCGAGCCGCACGGTTGCCAGCCAGAACGAACTCCAGGTTGAACAGCACCATCGCGTAGTTGCGAGCGGCCGACTGCAAGCCCTCGTTCAACTGCTCGACGGCCGCAGGGAAGGTCGAGTGAACTTCGGCACGGATCATGGGCAGCAGGGCGTCGACTTCGTTCTCGATGTCGCAGTCGAGCCACCCAAGCTCACGCAGTTGCGAGATGCAGGACTGCATCGCCTTGGCACAGGCGTGGTCAACGAGTTGTTCGGTAGCAGGGGTCGAAGTCATCGTCAGGTTCTCCATTGAAGTGTCATCGTCCCGGCCCGCTCTGCGGCAACGCACCGCAGCACGAGTCTCCGAAGAGTCAGCCGTTGGCGATTGCCCGCGATGCCTCAATGGCTGCGACCGTCGCAGCCGCCGACCGCACAATCCCGCTGTTCTCCCTGCCCCACTCACCGAACTGATCCGGCTCGGCGTAGTGACGGGCATCGTCGAGCAGTTCGTCGAGGCCGGGGTCATTCGGCCGCAGCCAGACGAACCGGCTCGACCGCTTGACCGGATCGCAGTACGGTTCGCAATCACGCTCCTCGTGGTCTTCAAAGAACTTGGCAGGCACGCGGATGGTCGCCTCCGCACTCGGTTGCTTCGGAATCAACGACAAGCAGCCCATGCCGTGAGAACCGACTCGCACCAGCGGCGTGTTGCCGTCTCGATCAACGGTTGCGATGTAGCCCATCTCGTAGCACTTGCTCCACGTTCTGTCTGCGATACCGTGCGGCCGCTTACAGCAGCTTGCTCCAAGCCGTTTGCACTCTGAGTCAACCTTGCCAATCGCAGTCAACTGTGCCTTGCTCGGCCTCGTCAACTTCTTGTGTCGCATCGTCGCGTTCCTTGTGTCTTGAGTCCGTGGACCCCCGCCGCACTGTGCGGCGGGGGTGAGGTAGCCGAACAATCAGCCGCAAGCGTCCCACGGCTTGCGGTCGAAGCGAATGAGGTCATCGATGTACCGCTTCATTTCGGCAACGCTGCCGAACTCAGGCACCGACGCCTGACCGACGAGGTAGCACCCGCGGTCATGCACCGCGTACTCTGCCCCGCGGTAGCGGCGAACCTCGATGCCGTCCTTGTTGATCCAGCTTGCATTGCGATTGCTCATGGCCGTGTTCTCCGTTTGAAGTCCGTCCCGCGGTGTCCGCCGCGTTGACCGAAGTCTACCCAATGGTTATCGGCCGTCAATAGGGAAGATGAAAAGTTTTTTCAGTCCAACGATTCTTGTGCGAATCACTCTTTGATCCAGAGGCACCAA